CGTGCTGTCGGTACTCAAGCTGGCACCAACCCTGTGTTCGTGTACGGCGTCTCGCTGGTCTACAGCAAGAAGTACGGCAACTGATCCAGATGGCTTTCCAGGATACGCTGGCATTTTTGAACGTTGACGAGTTCGGGGTTTCCTGCACTCTTGGCGCTTCAACTTTTGTCGGCATCCTGGATTCGCCTGTGGAGGTGCTTGCGGGTGGCATGGCTTTGAGTCGGGAGTACTCGTTATTGGCGAAGACTTCTGACGTCAGCACTGCCGCCCGTGGCACTGCCATTACTGTTGATTCGGTCTCCTATACCGTCAGAGAGAATCGAGCACTTGATGACGGTTTGTTTTCGGAACTACTATTGAGCAAGGTTTGACTTTGAGGCTATGAGCAGCATTTTCAAGGTCAACACCAGAGCTAATTGGGCAAACCTCAATCCCGTGTTGCTTCCGGGTGAGACTGCCGTTGAGACACAAACCAATAACGTCAAAGTTGGAGACGGCGTTTCCGTTTGGAGCAAACTGCCGTATTTCTCCTCGCCAGGGTATTGGGGTTCGTTTTGGGACGACACGTCGCAGACAGCAACGGCTAACACACCAACTGCGATTTACCTGCGTCAACGTGATACGGGCAGTCGAGGTATTCGCGTTGCTTCCGGCAGTCGCATCACGTTTGATTATGCTGGTGTTTATAGCATTACGTTCTCAATTCAATTCAGTAATACGGACAGCAGCATTCACGATATCAACGTTTGGTTGCGCAAGAATAACGAAGGCAGCGCTGGTAACGTGCCGGCTAGCGACAGCCGATTCAGCATCATCGCAAGGCATGGCAACGTTGACGGCAACGTGATCGGCTGCGTCAATTTTGTGTTGCCAATTGTTGCCGGTGATTACTTGGAGTTGATTTGGGCAACAACAAACGTTGCCGCTTACATTCATGCTGAATCAGCAGAGACCAGCCCCTTTGCCCATCCAAGCATTCCAGGGATTATCTGCACTGTCGTTCAAGTTGCTTCTGCCTGACCATGGCTGACACCCGCCGCGAATTGATCCTGGCTCGCATCAAGAGCAATCTGGACACGATCACAGGTGCGACGGTCTACAGGAGCCGTGTGGAGCCTCTGGCGCGTGGTGAGTGCCCTGCTGTCATCGTCGAGCCTGTCAACGATCAACCCAGCGAAGAGTTCTACAACAAGCTTCAGTGGACGCTGCGTGTGCGGGTGACGGTGCTGGTGCGGGCCAATGTACCTGATGACGATTCAGACACTTACACGCAGCAAGTGCACACAAAGATCATGTCTGATCCGACCTGTAACGGGTATGCGCTTGACATCAATCCTGATCGTGTTGACTTCAGCCTTTACGAAGCTGATATTCCGCTTGGGGTGATTAGTATGGATTACATGGTCATGTACCGTTCCGGACGCACTGACCTGACCACAACAGGCTGATCTCATGGCTAAGGCAAAAACACCAAAGCCTGTACCCAATCCTGGCGTCGGGGGCACTTACCTCTTTGACGTTGAGACAGGTGAGCTTAAACTGTTGTCAGAAACTGATCCTTCTGGAGACGTAACCAATGGCCGGGAAGATTTACCGGAAACGGACGGTTCTCGTTAAAGGCGAGGCCACATACGGCACTGACTCAAGCCCGGCTGGCAGCGATGCCGTTCAGGTGCGCAACCTGGAAATTACGCCTGTTGAAGCTGACGTGCTGTCACGGGACCTGATTCGTCCTTACCTTGGCAACTCGCCTCAGCTCATCGCTAACACTCGCGTGTCGGTGACGTTCGAGGTTGAGTATGCAGGTTCTGGCACTGTTGGCACGGCACCGCGTTATGGCGCCCTGTTGAAGGCTTGCGGATTCAGCGAGACTGTCGTTGCTGCGACCAGCGTCACCTACGCACCTGTCAGCGCAAGCTTCAGCTCTTGCACGATCTACTTCTCGATCGACGGCATTCGCCACAAGGTGACCGGTTGCAGGGGCAACTTCAGTCTGAACCTGACTGCCAACCAGATTCCGGTGATTAACTTCACCATGACTGGTCAGTACAACGCTCCTACTGATACTGCTGATCCGACCCCGACCTTCACCAATCAGGCGGCACCGCAGATCTTCAACGACACCAACACCACCACCTTCAGCCTGTTCTCGTCTTCGGCTCTTGCACTGCAGAGCTGCCAGGCAGACATCGGCAACGAGGTTGTGTATCGGGAACTGGTCAACAGCGACAAGGAAGTGCTGATCGTTAACCGTGCCGCTTCTGGTACGTTTGCGATTGAGGCTCCTACCCTTGCCACGAAGGACTTCTTCGCTGCTGCTGTGGCTGGCACCACTGGTGCTCTGAGCTTGGTTCACGGCACTACGGCAGGCAACATCATCACCCTGTCCTCGTCTGTCGTCAGCCTTGGCAACCCAGCGTATGCTGAAGACCAGGGTGTGGTCATGCTGAACCTGCCCTTCACGCTCGTCCCGACCTCCTCGGGTAACGACGAAATCACCCTCGCTTACACCTGATCCGCATGGCTTTCGTTCTCAAAAAGGTCGCGTCTTACAAATGGCCAGTCACGGTGGAAACACCTATTGATGGCGGCAAATTTCAAAAGCAAACGTTTGACGCGATCTTCAAAAAGATGAGCCGGTCTGAATTTAATAATTTGGTTGAGCAGGGCGATGATGCCTTGGTTGATCAGATTGTTGAAGGATGGGAGGGCATTACTGATGAGGACGGTAAAGAGATTCCTTTCACTCAAAAGACGAAAAAGGAATTGACAGACGATCCTTACGTGATGCGTGCGCTGATTACTGCTTATGCAGACAGCGTGATGGGAGCTTCACAAAAAAACTAAAGGACGCTGCTCGTCATTGTTTTGGGGCGAGTGGCGAGGACGAGGAAACTGAAGATGATTTAGTCGCCTTGGGTTTGATGCCTGAGGCGATTGCAGATTTGCGGTCTCAACGAAAGGCACGTGACTTTGGGGTGTGGGAAGAGAACTGGGACATCGTGATGATGTTCTTGCGCATGCAGACGCAATGGAACGTTGGGATGTCAGGTGCGACTGGCCTTCACTACCCTAGTTTGGAGTCTCTCTGTAGACTGTATTCAGTCAAGGAACCTGTCGTCATTTTCGAAGGCGTACAGATCATGGAGCGAGAAGCCTTGACAGTCATGAACGAGCGCAAGTCATGAGCCAAGTCACTGAACTGCTGGTACGGATCAAGGAGCAGGGCGGTGAGCAGCTCACACGGCTTCAAGGCAGCCTGAAAAATCTTGCGCAACAAACTGCTGCAACAAATATTAACTTCAAGGAGGCGTCTGCAGAGCTTCGCAGGATTCAGCAAACGTCAACGCAAAGTATCAACAACCTGAAAGGGTATTCGAGTGCTTGGCGTGAGATTGCGAATAGCGTTGACATTGCAAGCTCTGAATTTAGGCAGGCAACAGCAGAAGCTGATCGCCTCGATCGTCAATTGGCCGAACTTCAAAATAGACAGAGGGGTGGAATTGCCCCCGTAGGTCGAGGGCGTGGCCTAATCAAGGGCGCCCAAATTGCGGGCACCGTTGCTAGCGCAGGTGTCTTCGGCGGCTTTGAGGGGGCCGCTGGTGCCCTTGTGGGTGGTGTTGTCGGTGGCGTTCCTGGATCAATTGTTGGCGCTGGCATAGGCGCTGGTGTTGGGCAGACTCGTCAAGTCCTGGGCCAGACTGCAACTTTTGCTGCTGAACTTTCGAAGCAAAGGCAAGCGCTTGAACTTGTAACTAAGAACGCATCGGAATACCAAAGAGCACTGAATTTTATTGACCGCACTAGCCGTTCACTTGCAATTCCGCAGGACATTCTGACTCGTCAATTCACGCAGCTCACCGCATCAGTCAAAGGTGCTGGTGGTAATGTTCGTGATGCTGAGAAAGCATTCATTGGTGTCGCCTCTGGCATTAGGGGTACTGGCGGAAGCCTTGAGCAGCTTGATTCTGCTTTAACAGCAACTTCACAGGTCTTCAGCAAGGGCAAGGTTAGTGCTGAAGAATTGAGGCAGCAGATTGGTGAGCGACTGCCCGGTGCATTTAGCTTGTTTGCCGAATCGCTTGGCATGACCCCACAGGAGCTTGATAAAGCTCTTGAAAAAGGTCAGGTAAGCCTTCAGGATTTCCAACTTTTTGCCGAGAAATTATTTGAGCGTTACGGGAAGTCAGCGCAGATTATTGCCAATGGCCCAGACGCTGCTGGCGACAGGCTAAAAACTTCGTTGGCTCGATTGAGCGAAAGCGTTGGCACCTTGTTGAAGCCGATTGGTGCGGCGTTTCAAAATATATTTGCTGGCATTATCAAGGTTATAGATGAAGCAATTAGGAAGCTTAACGCGTTCCTTGGTTTGGGTAAAAATAGAAAAGAACAAATTGCTGATCTTTCAAAACAGGTTTCGGTTCTCGACAAACAATTGACTGGCTACGAGCGTCTTGGACTGCAAAGGCCGCTAACTGGATTCGAGCGCCGCTTTGTAAAAAACCTTGAAGAACGCAGGGTTTCCTTGATTGCGCAGAAGGGTGCGCTCGAAGCCGCTCAAAAAGCAATTGAAACAAGCCAAGGCGAGCCTCCTTCGAGACTGCCCGGAATCACCGAAGATCAAAAGGCAAAGGAGGCCAAGGTGCCTGTACTTCGCTTGACTGATCTGGTTAGCAAGTCAGAAAGAAATGCTGCACTCGCAGATAGCAACTTACGCATACAAGAGCTAATTTTGATAGCCAAGAAAAAAGGATTTGAATATGACGAACAGATTCTTCCAATTATTGGGCAAATATTAAGTGCCAATCAAAAGATTAGATTCGAAGAGGAGCAGGCGAAAGATCTCAAAGAAAACAGGCAACAGCTCCTGAAGAATGGCATGACAATCGAGGAGTATTTGACAAGGCTTGCCACAAGTAACCTTGAAATTGAAACAGCGCGAATCAACAGGAAAACTTTGTTTGTTCGCCTTCAACAAGCGGATCTCGAATTCACAAAAGCACAGACAGAAGAACGTGCTCAGCTTGAGAAGATTATTCTTCAAACTGAACAAAACGCAAGATTGCTGACCGAGAGAGATCGCGAACGCGCAAACATCAATAGGCAGATTGCCGAATTTATTGAGCGTGCAGCAAAAACTTTAACGTCTGAAGAACTGGCCACCGCTGTCAAGCGCTTGCGTGATGCCTTGATGGAAACATTGAAGGCGACAGAAGGCTTTGGTAATCAACTTGCAAAATCATTTGCTGACACAATTAAAAGCGCTGACAACTTGGCCGCAAATCTTGGCGCTAGTTTGGGCAATGCATTTATTGGCTTGAGCGATCAGTTTGCTGAATTTGTCTCAACAGGCAAAGCTTCTTTTGCCGACTTTACGCGCTCTGTTTTGCAGGACTTGTCAAAAATTCTTATCCGCTTTGCGACGTTCCAGTTGCTTAAGACTTTTGTCCCAACAGGAAGTGCGCTTGGCAAGTTTCTAGGTTTTGCCGATGGTGGTGTCATGACCGCCAATGGTCCAATGCTGCTGAAGCGTTACGCCGCTGGTGGTATCGCAAATTCACCGCAGCTTGCCATGTTTGGTGAAGGCAGCCAGCCAGAAGCGTATGTACCCCTCCCTGATGGCCGTACAATCCCTGTGACGATGAAGAATGGTGGCAGCACCAATGTTGTCGTGAACGTTGACGCAAAGGGCAGCAGCGTGCAAGGTGATCAAGGACAAAGCGCTGCTCTGGGTCGTGCTGTTGCTGGTGCTGTGCAGGCAGAATTGATTCGTCAGAAGCGTCCTGGAGGCTTGTTAGCGTAATGGCCACATTCACCTACGTCCCCAGCTTCAGCGCTACTGAGCAGAGCCAGCCGCGTGTCAGGCGTGTTCAATTTGGCGATGGCTACGAGCAGCGTTTGCGTTACGGATTGAATGTTGATGCAAAATCATGGCAACTATCTTTTACCAATCGCACAGATACTGAGCGCGACAATATCTTGTCATTCCTTGAAGCGCGTGCAGGTGTTGAAAGTTTTGATTGGACACCCCCTCGTGGTACGGCGGGTAAATACATCTGCAGCGAATGGGCAATGGAAATGGTGAATTACAACAACAACACAATCACCGCGACCTTTGTGCAGGTGTTTGAACCATGAGCGAGATGTTTCAGGAGCTGCTCAGCTCCAACCCCTACGCGATCATCGAGCTGTTCGAGTTGCATCTTGACGCTTCGCTGCACGGCACGACTGAGATCGTTTACTTTCACCCTGGTGCCAATCAAGCTACACCAACAGGCAACATCATCTGGAAGGGCAAGCCATATCAGGCACTGCCGATCGAGGTGGAAGGCTTTGAGTACAACGGCACTGGTCAGCTACCACGACCGAAGGTGCGCGTTTCGAACCTGCTCGGCAATATCTCGGCGCTGCTGCTGAGCGTCAACGAGTTCACGATTGGCAACGATTTGACAGGCGCGAAGGTGATCAGGATCCGCACGCTGAGCAGATTCCTTGACCCTGACAACTTTGCGGGCGGCGTCAACCCTTATGGCGTACCGGCTGACGAGGAGATGCCACGCGAGATTTACTACATCGACCGCAAGTCAGTTGAGAACAGAGATGTTGTTGAGTTTGAGCTGGCGGCTGTGTTCGACCTTGCTGGTGTGCGTGCACCGAAGCGGCAGGTGATCGCGAACATCTGTCAGTGGAAATATCGCAGTGCTGAGTGCGGTTACACAGGCAGCAACTACTTTGATGAGTATGACAATGCCTTGGGGGCCACACCTGCAACCAATTTCAACTCAACCGCATTTGGCGCTCAGCTCAACGTCAACGAGACACTGAATGAAGGCGACGCAATCGTCTCGTCGAACGGCTGGTATCGGGCACTCATGCAGGCTGATGGCAACTTCGTGGTCTACAACAAGGCGAACGTGCCTGTCTGGCAAACCGGAACAAAC